TTGAATATTTTAACAAAATTACCAAAGGTGGCATCCCTAACAAAACTCTTAATATCGCTCTTGCTGGTACGGGCGTCGGCAAGTCTCTATTCATGTGCCATGTGGCTAGCTCCGTCTTGCTCCAAGGACGGAACGTTTTGTACATTACGCTTGAAATGGCAGAAGAACGTATTGCTGAAAGAATTGATGCGAACCTCTTGAATGTTCCCATTCAAGATATTGTAAATCTTCCAAAGCAGATGTTCGAAAATAAGATCACAAATCTTGCTAAGAAGACCCAGGGTTCTTTGGTAATTAAAGAATACCCAACAGCATCTGCTCACGCAGGACACTTTAAGTCACTTTTGAATGAACTTGCACTTAAAAAGTCATTTAAACCTGATATTATTTTTATTGACTATTTGAATATTTGTTCTTCCAGTAGATATAAGGGAAATAGTAATATTAACTCTTATACATTTGTGAAAGCAATTGCAGAAGAACTTCGTGGTCTTGCTGTTGAATTTAATGTTCCTATCGTCAGTGCTACCCAAACAACAAGATCTGGTTTTGGATCATCTGATGTTGAATTGACGGATACTTCAGAGTCGTTTGGTCTTCCTGCTACTGCTGACCTTATGTTTGCTCTGATTAGTACAGAGGAACTTGAAGAACTGGGACAAATACTTGTAAAGCAACTTAAGAACCGTTACGCATCAACTGATAAATATAGAAGGTTTGTATTGGGTATTGACCGCTCTAAGATGAGATTGTATGATGTAGAACAGAGTGCTCAATCCGATATTCAAAAATCTGGAAATGATTTTGAGTATGAATATCGGGACGAACAAAAACCAAAAAAGACATTTGATGGATTTAAGTTCTAATGGGAATTATTTACTGTATTCATAATTTATCTACTAGTAAAAAGTACATAGGACAAACTATAGAAAAATTGCAGAGAAGGGTTGTGCGTCATTTTAGAACAATCAATGAAACTAAAATTAGTAGAGCAATACAGAAATACAGTAAATATAATTTTGTTTATGGTATAATTGAAAAAGTTGAAAATGAAAATTTATTGGATGAACGAGAGCAGTATTGGATTAAATTTTACGATACAGTAGAAAATGGATTTAATATAAAGGAGGGTGGTAAATGTTCAAGAGGGTTTAGACAGTCAGAAAGTTCTGTAGAAAAGAGAAGGCAAAAATTACTTGGAAAACCTCTAAGTGAAGAACACAAACAAAAAATAAGCAAAGCACATAAAGGAAAAATTCTTACAAAAGAAACCATTGATAAAATGATTGCTTATAGAACTGGGAGAAATCTTACTGATACTTGTAAAGAAAAAATTTCTAAATCTCATTGCAAAAATACTTATGAATTAAAAAATAGAGATGGTAGAATAGTGGTAGTTAAAAATCTTTCAAAATTTTGTAAAGAAAATAACCTGCAACAATCTGCATTCGTTATGATTATGAAAGGTGAAAGGACACACCATAAAAATTGGACTATTAAAAAACTTGACTTTATTGGAAACTAATTGTAGAATTAAAAGGAGATTGAAAAAAGTATGACTAAAGTTATTGATACAAACAAATATATTGAATTCGTTCGCCAAACCACCAGTCCTGCAAGTAGTGACTTTGCACAACTACTTACCCGTATGACTGAACTTGAGGCAACTCACAATGCAGATGTTCCCCGTCTCCTAACTGCTGCTCTTGGTATGAGTGCTGAAGCGGGAGAATTTACTGAGGTTGTGAAGAAAATCGTCCTTCAAGGAAAACCCTATAATGAGGACAATGTTTTTCATATGAAACGTGAATTGGGTGATCTGTGTTGGTATCTTGCCCAAGCTTGTATGGCACTTGATATTACATTTGAAGAAGTTCTTCAAATGAACTATGAGAAACTGAGTGCTCGTTATCCTGAGGGCTCATTTGACGTATTTCGGAGTGAAAATCGTGTGGAGAATGATGTATGACCAAAGAAAAACAAGTAACTCTTAAATTAGACATACAATCTACTCTTGAAGTTCTTCAAGTTCTTGATGGTGCCACTGCTGGATATAGTACAGAGTTTCCACCAGAACGAATTGTAAGACTTCGTGACGTGATTGATCAAATAGATAAACAACTGGAAAAAGTAGTTTGACTCAATCCTCCTTCGGGGGGATTTTTTTTTATAAATAACTAAAAAGTATTCGTAAAAAATGTCTGGAATTACTGGAAAGGATGCTCTTGGTCTCTTTGAGGCATATCACGCAATCTATACTCCTCAAGAAGAACTTGATGAAGGTCTTCGTCCTCTTCCTAAAGAGAAGATGGAACGTCAAGCAACCAAAGCATACGGTAAAGAAGTTCGTGCTGCTGCTGCTGGTGACGAGAAAGAAACCAATAAGCAAATGAAGCGTCGTATCGCGATTCAAAGTCCTGCCTCTCGTAGAACTGAACTTTTGAATAAGGAAGAAGTAGATATCTTTGATGAAGTTCTTGAGTTCCTTCAAGTAGAAGGATATGCAGACACTCTAGAAGAAGCAGAGTGGTTAATGGCAAATGTGATTGATGGGGAAGCGATTGAGATTGTTCTTGGAGAAGCACAAGCAGCAAGAGAAAATCCTGAGAAGTATGAAAGAGAACAGAGCAAAAAGTCTGCTCCTGTTCGTGGAGAAAGAACTCCTATGCCTCCAAGAGGAGATAAGCGTAGAGAGGACTTTGAGAAATGGTATGCTAAGAACGTTCGCTGATACATAAAGCGAAAGTTTCTCTGACCCGCTTGACTTATGTTGGGCGGGTTTTAAGTCTATAAACTTTGATATTCTTTATTCTAAATAAAATAAAATTAAAATACAATGGCGGTTTTAAGAAGTACTTCTCCCGGACAACTTGGAAAGTATATTGTTCCAACTATAGATATAATTAATAGTGGAACTGTAACTACTGCATCTAAAACCTATAGATTGACAAAAGGCAAGTTTAATCAGGATGCTGTAAAAAAATTTGCTGAACTTGGAATGAAAGGGGCTTCTTTTCAAAAAGATGCACTTGACATCCCATTAGAAACTACTGATCCAAAAACAAAAACTATTACAATAGGTTCTTTAAATAAACCTAATGTAAAATATAATCTTGGCGATATGGCAGAGGGTGTAGTTGGTGCTGCCATTACTGCAAGATTTATCTATAAAAATAGAAATATAAATTCACAACTTGTTTATGGCGTTTTGAGATCTTTAGCAAAATCTGGAATGACAAATTATCCAGGAAAAAAAGGAAAGCAAGTTGAAAGAACATTTAAGTCTGCTAATGCTAATCCAAAAATAATGGATGATGTTAGGTGCTTTATATCTTTAGCCGAAGTTAATATGATGGCGTTACTATCCAGAAATAATGAAGCATTACTAAAGGAATATGTTGATTCTGCTGTAAAGTATGCGAATAGTGCCAATGTGAAAAAGTGGTCTAAGTTGGTATATGAAAATAATAGATATGATAAAATAGAGGTATTATCTGACGGTTTGGGAGGACAAAAAACAACAAAAGTTGATGTTTCGGTTAAGATTACAAATGATAAGGGCGAATTGTTGCCTGTAGATATTTTAGTATCTCTTAAGGCGGGTGATGTAAAACAGTTTGGTCAAGTTTCTGGAGCAGAATTTGAAAAGCAAGAAGAACTCTGGGAACAATTATTTGGGTACAAAAATATAATAAAATCACTTAAAAAGAAATACGATGATTTGATGTTCGTTGATAAACAACCGGATGAGGCAGTATTTTTAGTTTATCAAAAAGTAAATCAGCAACTAAACCAGGATTTGAGTGGTAATAAATCCGAGGAAATTCTTAAAAAATTATCAAAGGCAATTAATTATTTTGCTACGTTAAATGAAGATTACGTTTCTTTAGTTCAAGTTGGTGGGGGAAAAACGAAGGTTTATAAGTTTGATGATATATATGAAAAAATATCTACTAAAAAATATAGATCAAGTATTAAAACTGGTACAAGTGGATTGCCAACTATAATTATAAGTAGTGGGAATGAAGATTTAATTCAATTTAGAGTAAAGCAAGAGTTTAAATCTGATGGAAAACCATACATAAGAAATTATGTTGAAAAACTTTCTCTTCTTGGAGATTTGCTGGCAGAATCGTTATAATAAATATAAGTATATCAAGACATAATATGAAGAGTTTTTCTAAATTTCTAACAGAAGCAACACAGTCGCAAGCAGCAATGCAAGCGAAAAAACTTGGATATACTGGAGATGGCCACGGAGGTTGGTTGGATCGCTCTGGCAAACTTGTTGCAAGAACAGATAAAGGAAAACTTAAGTATATTGACGGCCGCCAGGCAAAGGGGGCAGAGAAACCCGCTGCCACCGCGCAGGCAGGAGGCGCTCCCGCTGCCCCCCAGACCGCTCCTGCGGGTGCTGGTGCCCCTCCTGCTGCCCCTCAGGCACCTCCCCAAGACCAAGACCAGAAGGAAGAGGGCGCCACTCTTACCGTCGTCTTCGGACGCTTCAATCCCCCAACAGTAGGACACGAAAAACTCTTAAGTTCCGCAAAGAGAATTTCTGTGGGTGGGGATATTAAGATTTACCCATCAAGAAGTCAGGATCCAAAGAAGAATCCATTAGATCCTGATACTAAGATTTCTTATATGAGAAAAATCTTCCCTGATTTTGGTGAAGATATTATTAATGATTATAAGATGAAGACCATCTTTGATGTTCTTACAAATGCAGATAAAGATGGGTATGCAAATGTAAATATTGTTGTTGGTTCCGATAGGCAAGCAGAGTTTGAAAATCTTGCTCAAAAATATAATGGAGACCTCTATACATTTGATTTGATTCGCGTTGTTTCTGCTGGTGTTCGTGATGCCGATGCTGATGGTGTAGAAGGAATGTCTGCATCCAAGATGAGGAAAGCGGTAATGGATAATGACTTTGATTCTTTCCGCAGAGGCACTCCAAAGAAATTGGATGATGCAGAAACTAAAGCACTCTTTAATTCAGTTCGTCAAGGAATGGGTGCTAAGAAATCAAAGGTTAAAAAAGAAAGTTATAATCTCTGGGAGATTGCTCCAAAGTATGATATGAGAAATCTTCGCGAAAATTATGTAAGCGGAAAAATCTATAGAATTGGAGATAGGGTTCAGAATTTAAATACAGGATTGATTGGAGAAGTAATGCGTAGAGGGACTAATCATTTAATCTGTGTGACTGAAGAAGGTTATATGTTTAAGTCTTGGATTAAGGATTTGATGGAATATAGTGAGGTTAAGATGGATAGTCCTATGAGAGATAGTAAGCATCCAAATACTCTTGTAGGAACTTTGGGGGCATTCAAGCATTATTCAAATATGACTCCAGGTGCAATTAGAACTGGAAAAGAAAATCTACAATATGGTGGCAAGGCATATGGCGTCAATTTTATAAATAAGTATAGAAAAATAAAAGAAAGCATTTATTCCAATGTCTAATATTATAACAGATATTTCAAGCATTTATTATGGGCAGATTGTTGAATCTTCTCATCTTGAGACTGATATGAAGAAGCGTCGTGAGAATAATGAAAAGGCAGTTGAAGATATGAAGAAGACAAAGGCTCATAAGAGTATGGCAGCAACTGCAGCAAAGAAGTTTGATGAAGAAACTGACCGTAAAGATGGTGGTGGAGTAAAGAAAGGTGGGGGATATGAGAAGGGATATGCTGCAATGCAGAGAGAGATTGAAAAACTTGATAAAGGTCAAGAACCAGCAACTGCAAAGCGATATAAAGAAATGAGAAAAGAAGCACTTGATCCTGTAGGTAAAGAAGATGCTGATGTTGATAATGACGGCAAGAAGAATACACAGTCTGATAAGTATCTTCTAAATCGCAGAAAGGCAGTTGGTAAGGCAATCTCAACTCAAGAAGCAAAAGAAGTTAAGAGATGGTGGGATGACGATGGTGACGGAAAGGGATATGAAGAAGGAGAAGTTTCTGGTAAGTTCAAGAAAAAGAAAAAGACAGTGAAAGAAGGATTCTCAAATTGGAGAGAAGACCTTGTTGAAATTGCTGATATGATTGAGGCAAAAGATGAGAAGAATAAAGTTGTTGAAAAGAAAGTAAATAATAAAATCAAAATCAATCCCCCCATATCTGAAGCAGTAGAAAATCTTGGTGGAACTTTACTCGAAATGGTTGAGATTGATGAAATTGATTATATTGTAGAGAGTGTTTATGATGAACTCTTAGATGAGGGATATGAGGATGAGGATATTGAAAATGCAATTGAGTATGCTTTGACTGAAGCAAAAGTTACTTTTGGTCACGATACTCCATCTACTCCCGAAAAGAAAAAAGAAGGTCTTTTAAGTGTCGCTAGAAGAAAACTTTCTGGACTCAAGAAATCTGCAAAACAAGCAGTAGCAACTGGTGCCAGAAAAGTTGCAAAGGGAGCACTTGGAGTTGCTCGCAAGATGGAAGGTGGCGATAAGACCCCAAGTTCCGCACATACAAAAACCAGAACTGCATCAACCTATCGTGGCGCTGGTGCAGGAACCAAGGAAAGAGTAAGTAGTGGTTCTTACACTCCACCAACCAAAAAGAAAGCAGAAACATCTTCAGATCCTTGGGAAGGAAGTTATTCAAAATCTTCCGACGTTAAGACTAAAGCAAAACCAGCAGCAAAGGCAAAACCCAAGGCAAAACCAAAAACGACCAAAGTAAAGAAAACTGACAAACTTGATGATCTTCTTGCTTCAGTCAGAAATGAGAGTGTAATTATTGACGAAAAAACTTTAACTGCTGCAGAAACTAAAAAGAAAGAGGAACTTGTTAAGTCTATGAAGAAGAGTTCATCAGACTTTGAGACAAGATATCCTGGTCGTGGTAAAGAAGTAATGTATGCTACTGCCACCAAAATGGCTAAAAAGATGGCAGAGCAAGCATTAGAAATGCAACCAAAAACACAAGAACCAAAACAAAAACCTCTAGATACTCCACTTGAAAGACAAAGATACGCAAATCTAAAAATCACACAACAAAAACAACAGCAACTTGAAAAGCAAAGACTTAATCTTCAAAAACAAGGAAGACTTCCTTTAGATAGTCATTGACATATAT